CTTATATATGGCGGAACAAGATATAGCATACTTAATCTTTTTAGTCATTGCTACAGCATGTAGTTACACAAGCGGAAAACGAGAGGGAATCTCTACCACGCTTGACTATATGAAAAGTAATGGACACATTGATTTCGAGGAGTAACAAAAAATAGTTCTTGACTTTAGGTATGAATTTTGGTATAATATACAATAGAGAATGAAAATGGTTTCATTCTCGTTTAACGCGCTCACACCGAGAGGGTGGGCAATTATTACCGAAAGGAATATTGGAGAATAAAAATGAGTATTGATTTAAGTAAATTTTGGCTTGGTCTAGATGTGCCTACAATGCCGCATTATACGGAAAGTGCATATCCTAGATATAACATTATCGAATGTAAGGGTGGAGATTATCGTATAGAAATCGCACTGCCAGGTTGGAGTAAAGATGAACTTGAAGTTATCGCTGATGGCGAAGAGCTTCATGTTAAAGGAAAAAAGGAACGCAAGTTGAGTGATGACGAACGATTCGTGCATCAAGGACTTAGTTTAAAATCTTTTGAACGAAGATTTATTCTAAATTCTGAATTACAAGTAGACTCTGTTAGCAAATCAAATGGTTTATTAACAATCTCTCTGTGCAGAACGCCTAATTCTAAAAGACAAATTTTAGATATTGTGTAGTTCGCTCCAAATTCCAAGAGGCAATCTTGGAGTAAATAATGGAACAAATTAAAAAATTTGTAAATACGGAGAGACAAAGACTTGACGGCGAAACAGTTAGTAAGTTTTTAGAGACATTCGGACAAGTGGTACTATTATCATTTACAGCGAGTGTTTTTATCCACACTTATGTATCGTTGTATTAAGTCAATGTCTAAACAGCTTGGGTGCCTCCTCATAAAGAGGCACTCATTTTCTTATAGGAGAAGAAATTTGAAAATATCACAAGAGGGCATAGCCCTTATTAAAAAATTTGAAGGTTGTGAGTTAACAGCCTACCAATGTTCAGCGGGCGTTTGGACAATCGGCTACGGCCACACAAAAGGTATTGAGGAAGGAATGGAAATTACTCAGCAAGAAGCTGAAGATATGTTAGTTGAAGAATTACATGAGTATGAAAATTACATCAACGACAATGTAACTGCTCCCCTTTCACAAAATCAATTTGATGCAATGGTATCATGGGTATACAATCTAGGCCCAGCAAACCTTAAAGCATCAACTCTACTAAAAGTATTAAATGCAGGTGACTATGACGGCGTACCAGCTCAGATTAAGAGATGGAACAAAGCAGGCGGTGTGACTTTAGATGGTCTTATCCGTAGGCGTGAAGCTGAGTCCTTGCTTTTTCAAAACAAAGAATGGTATGAAGTTTAGTATTCCGCCTGAGTTACTGGCACAAGCAGAAGCTCACGCAAAAGAACGAGGTATGACTCTCGAAGAATACATAGCGGAATTCATAGGAATCGTAAAAGATGAACAAGATAAAGAACTTAATAAAAAGCATCGCGAACTGGGTAACGAGTTTATTCCAGACGAGGTATAAGCTAACAGTTAGTTATAATTCTACATTCGGAGATTCCGATGACCAAACCTATATTGTTCGGAAATTTTATAACAAAAAAGAAAAATACTTACGATTTCAAACTCATAACAAAGAAGAAGTAGAGATACGCGGAGCAGAAGGACTTAATTATAAAATAGAGGAAATATAATGTATACAATTTTAGCATTAATTATGTGGCAAGGTGACTTAGTCGCTGAAGACTTTGGAACTTTTGACACAGTAGAACACTGCACAAAGGTGCAACAAGAACTAGACCTTAAATTAACCAACGCAGGAGCAAAAGTAGTAAGTGTCTGCCTACCTTCAGGACAAATAGAAATTACCATTCCTGAAGTGTTAGAAGGAGAAGTGAGAGGCTAATGAATCAGTTTTTTATGGCAATTATTTTAGTATTAGGACTAGGCAGCTGGTACTTGTATAATCAAAACCAGACTCTGCAAGCAAACAACATGAAACTAGAGTATGCTGTAGAAGAACAGAAACAAGCAATGACTGCCATGAAAGAGCAGTATGAAAAACAAGGTCAAGCATTAATGAGCATGACCAAACAGAACGCTATCATAGAACAAGAAAAGGCAGAGTATTTAGCAATATTTGCTAGGCACAATTTAGATTTACTTGCACTAAAGAAGCCAGGCATGATAGAATTAAGATTTAACAATGCAAGTGAAGCCGTTATGGAGGGACTAGAAGATGATACGAAGGCACTTTACAACCTTGACAATCCTGACACTAGCAATTAGTGGCTGTTCTCTGCTTCCACAAAAGCAAGTAGAAATAGTATCAAAACCAGTAGAAATAGACATTATGCAGCCTACCCTTCCACGGCCAGTCGAACTTACAGCTCCTAAATGGTATGTAGTATCTGACGCAAGAATAGTAAACCCCTGTATAAAAAGATTACAAGACGATGGTAGTATGAAAAGACCAAAGACTTGTATACCAGAGGATAGAGAAAATCCAGATTGGCCAGAAGGCTACACGTACTACGACAAGTTTATAGACGAAGTCAAAGAACAAAACAATGGAGATATCCTCTTTGTTGCAACCACAATAGGAGACTATAAGGTTATGGCAGAAGACATGCAGGAACTCAAAAGATACATCAAACAATTAGGAGAAGTTGTAATTTATTATCGCGAGGTGACGAGCAATGATAAAAAAACTGATTGATTACTTTACACGTAGAGATTTGATAAAACGAATAGAAGCCCTCGAAAAGCTGGCACATCCAAAGTGTGGTTTAGAGGGCTTTGATGGCTATGAACCATTGATAAAAAGGATTGAAACAATCGAGGAAAAAACAAAAGAAAATGCAAGTTGATGTAGAAAAATTAAAAGACGTATTGGATAAAGGTATTGTAGAAATAACCTTTATCAGTTTAAACAGTGGTATTACACATACTAGAGAATATACTACTTGCGACAAACACATGCCAATACCAAATCATGTAAAATCTTATTCAGGAGACAAACTTTTGGTATGGGATGTTGAGTTTAAAAAATGGGAAGACATTCAAGTAGATACCCTAGAGGACTATAAAACATTGGAGAGATTATGATGTGGGAAATATTTAATTTACCAGCAACATTATTTTTATTTGCGTTTAGCCTTGCGGCTTGGGGCGGTTTAGCATATGGTATTTATGCTGCACTCGCGCACGTAATTAAAAAGTATGACTTATTCTAAAAAAGTAATAGACCGCTTTGAGGCGGTAACAAACAATCCGAAGGCTCATGGAGTGGGAAGATTCGACCCGAATGACCCACAAGTAGCAACAGGTATGGTAGGTGCACCAGCCTGTGGTGATGTAATGAGATTGCAACTTAAGCTTGAGCCAGGCACCGAACGCATAGCAGACGTAGTTTTCAAGACTTACGGATGTGGTAGTGCGATTGCTTCTTCCTCCACATTCGTGGAATTTCTAAAAGGAAAAACTCTAGAGGAAGCAAAACAAGTAAAAGACAAACAAATCGCCGAGATTTTAGAACTTCCACCGATAAAGCTACATTGTAGTGTTTTAGCAGAAGGAAGTATAAAAAAAGCTATCGAAGATTGGGAGCGCAAAGAAGCGCACCGAAAACACAATCAGACATAGCACGCATACGAAAGTATGAAAGGAGAGGAGAATGTTAGAGTTCATTCAATGGGTTATCGCATGGGTACAAGTAGTGCCTTGGTTAGTGATGGGAGCGTCATTAATTGCAGCGTTAACTCCCACCCCTGTAGATGACGGCATCGTCAAGAAAGTCTACAAAGTACTAGATTGGGTTGCACTCAATGTAGGTAAAGCCAAGGACTAGATAAATGTCCAGTGCAGTAGACAACGACAGAAACGAAGTCGAAATTGACCTTGACAAGTATATGTCACTTATCGAGAAACTCGATACAGCAGAAGATACTATCAAGGAGATGCAAGCGGAGGCTGCAGAAGCCAAGAAAAGACTAGCTCCGCCTAAAAGAAAGTTTATTGATTTATTCTTAGATGACAATGATATAAATGAGAAAGCAATAATTGGTTTTATTTCTTTCGGCTTTATGGCAGTCTTTGCCATATGTGATTTGGTTACTGCATTTGCAGGACAAGATTTAGTTATCTCTGATACTATCTATACCTCTTTAGTGGTAGTAACCTTAGGAGCATTTGGTATCTCAGAAGCTGGCAAAGCCTTTGGTGGCAAATAAAAATAGTTCTTGACATCTGGTTTATTTTCTAGTATAATATATACTATATGAAAAAATCAGAAGAACAAAACGAAACGGCAATCGACAACTCCTCTATTGAGCGGGAAGCCGATTGTCGTTTTTTTGTGGAGCGCAAATGAATATTTTTATTTTAGACAATGATATAACAAAATGCGCAGAATATCACTGCGACAAACATCTAATCAAAATGATTCTAGAATCAGCACAACTATTGTGCACAGCGCATTGGATTGATAAGTATGTAGGCTATGTGCCTAGAAAACTTACTTCAGAGGAATGGGAGTTAGTCAAAGCGGAAAAAACTAATGAGCCGAGAGACTTTCCATATCTTCCTACAATGCACAACCACCCTTGTAGTATTTGGGTGCGTGAATCACTAGAAAATTATGAGTGGCTTTGGCAACTTGCTGACGCACTCAATGAAGAATATGGCTACAGATACAAAGGTAAGAGTCATAAATCAATGCATGATGTGATCGCAAACTTACCTGAAATCTCTTTACCGAGTAAGGGGCTAACCAAGTTTGCACTTGCAATGCCTGACGAACTGAAAGGAGAAGATGTAATCGCTTCTTACCGAGACTTCTATCATAAAGATAAAGCAACCTTCGCTAGTTGGACTAAGCGGGGTCAACCTAACTGGTGGAATGAGGAAGAAGCATGGACGAAGAAAAGAATTACAGCATAAGGAGAAAACTATGGAAATGCTACTAGGAGGACTGCTCGTATTTGGAGTATGTCTTTGGATACTAGCAGGATACATTGCCTTCGTAAAAGGCTAGGAGAAAATTATGGAAACTTTTTTCGGATTAGTATTAATTACAGCAACAATGTGGTTTGCTTACATGAGCAGTCACATAGTCGAGGAGGAAAAGAGAGGACACTATATCCCTCTACCTTGGGAGAAGAAAAATGAAAAGGCGGAAGAATCCAGTCGCCAAAAACTTAAATAAATTTAATAAACCAGCCACTCACGCTGACAGAAAAAAGAAGTTAGCGAGTGGTTATGTTAAGCATAAAAAAGAGGAAATATATGAAAAAGATTACGATTTATAGTAAGCCAGATTGTGGCTATTGTGTAATGGCAAAGAACTTGGCAGAGCAACGCGGTTGTGATGTAGAGTATTTAACTATGGGTGAAGATTATTCACCAAAAGAACTTATGGATACTTTTCCAGGGGCTAGAACATTTCCTCAGATTATTTGTGATGGCGAGAAAATTGGAGGATATTCTGCATTAGTAGAGATATTAACCGATGAAGTATAAGTTCAATGAAGACGAAGTATTAACTATAGTTCGAAATCATATTCTACAAACGTATGATGCACACTATAGTAATAATAAAATTCAATCCACTGAGTTCATTATGGACGCAGGGCATGGCGAAGGATTCTGTTTAGGAAACATTATCAAATATGCCCAACGATATGGAAAGAAAGGCGGCAAAAATAGAGATGATTTACTTAAAATTATTCATTATGCCGTCATTTTACTTGGGAGTGAGTCTCAAGATTATTTAAAAGTGAATTATTTGGACAAGGAGGATTAATTGGCAATAAAACAAAAATCACATGAAAAGCTAAGTCCTGAGAATATTGCAAGAGTTATCGAGCATTTAAATGCTGATAGCCCAATAACTAAGAAAGAAGCTTGCGAGATGCTGAATATTAGGTATAACACGACCAGACTTCAGCGTATTATTGACGATTACCTAGAGTTGCAAGACTATCGTGAAAAACGAAAGTCGCAAAACAAAGGTAAGGCTGCGTCAAGAGACGAGATAAAGACTGTCGTGCAAAGTTATTTAGAAGGTTATAATATATCAGAGATTGCTAAAAATATCTATCGTTCACCTTCATTCGTGAAGAATATTGTTGAGCGCGTAGGAGTACCTCAGAAATTAGCTGAATCAGACTATGAAGGTATAAGAAATTCTATGCTACCCGAAGAATGTGTAGCAGAGAGCTTTGAGTATAACGAAAGAGTCTGGTTTCCAAAGAAAAATAAATTTGCTATCGTAAAAGATGAAATAACCCCTCAGTATCAAGTTGAAAGACGAGGATACTTCGGTTATGGAGATATTACAAAAGCTACCAACTATGAAGAAGTATATGGCGCTAAGTGTTATAAAATTTTTATACAAGAGCCTTGTGATACATCACAAACGTTATTTCCGTGGATAGATGGCGAAAGAACAGGATTTTGGGGAACAGCATTAGCATATGATATGGGAAGCCTTAAGCACTTAGAAGAGTATTTATAAGGACATGGAACATGGAAATATTTATTGCAGCATGGCTGTCAGGCGTTGGCTTAGCTATGTGGAAAATTTGGTATCCAAGTATCCAAGTAATTCGAGAGGTTGACCCCAATAATCCCTTGCTAGTACGAATATGGTTAAGCACTATAGTAGTATTAGTATTGTTTACAATATTTTTGCCTTTAATGATTTTTGCTGTTTTGTTTGACGACCAGACAGAAAAATTTATTAAGGCATTTGCAAAAGGAGCAATTGATGACAAATAAAGCAAAAATAACCTACTCCAGTTACGCAAACGGAGACTTGAGAGCAGACACAGTTAAAGTCGGAAACGATTGGGGCTGTGACTTTTATAAAAATGGAGAGTTCATTAAAAACGAACTATACAAAGGACATAGTGAATCCTATGCAGAAGATGCAGCGGAAAACTATGTATCAGGAATTAAGAAGATATGAATTATTTATTAAAAGCATTAGTGAAAAAACTAGAAGGTGAAATCGAAGTAGCAAAAGCAAATGTTTTAGTCTATCAAAGAAATGCAACAGGTATTGGGGAGCACCCCGATGTTGTACAAGCTATCGAATCTCAGATAGAGATTATAGCGCATGCTGAAGACAAAATTTGTGCGATTCGCGAGCACTTTTCATCATAGCAAAGAAAAATAGTTCTTGACAACAACTTAATATTAGTGTATAATATATTTATATATTAGAGAATAAGTCAATGAGTGATAGATTTTATATGCAAATGGTAGAGGCGACTGGTTGGGCACCTGGCTATCGCAACACCACCACCATAGAAGAATATAGAACAAAATTTGGCTCAACAAAAAGGAGAAAAAAAGTGGCTTGGACAGACGAGAAAAAGCAAGAAGCAGTTGATATGTACACTGCAGAAGAACCTACTCCAGAAAATAGTATGGAGATAGTGAAAGACATCGCAGACCAACTAGAAGAATCACCAAATGGTGTAAGAATGATTCTTACAAAAGCAGGAGTATATGTTAGAAAAACTCCAGCTCCAAGTGGCGGCTCTGGTGGCGGCGGCGGTGGCAGAGTTAGTGTAGCAGACGCGCAAGCGGCAGTAACAAGTGCGCTAAGTGATGCAGGTCAAGAAGTTGATGCAGCAATCATTAGTAAACTTACTGGTAAAGCAGCTAACTACTTTGCAAC